TTCTTTTTGATTTTGATGAACCCATTGAACTTGGTGACGACCTTGAAATTGTGGCTACAACGAAGTGGAATCTCCAACCCGTTGTTCTCGCAGATGGTCACACAATTTCATGTGTTATATGTGATCTCACGGAAGATATACTCACAACACCACCAGAAGAGTTGAGAGTTCGTGTTCTCGAAGAATTGGATGTCCCCCTTCCCAAACAAATACGCTTTGGTTGGGGTGCCGAGTGGGATGGTGAGCGTTGGCAATTTACACAATCATCGGGGGTTCTCAGTCTCCATGGTCAACTCCCATTCTTTGGTGAGTGCCCCCATGTGGCGATGTGTGGTATGATGTCACCCCGCAATACACCATATTCAAGCATCGAAGCAGCTGTAGAAGTTTCGCGCAGTCTCAGCCACAAATGTTTTGGAACGAGGGAACCATTGAGTCCCCTCCTTCTCACACAAGTTTTATCATTGACACTTTTGGTGCTTATAGTTTTAATTCTAATTTATCGTAATAGAAATCTATGAAGTTTCAAGCCAAAGTACATACACCCATGTATGACCATAACGACAAAAAGTATATTCGTTTGGTCATTCCTGAAAATTGCGTTCAAATTATACAACGAATGCATATAAACAAGACCCATCTCATTCAAAATGAGCGAGTAGATAATCCATTGGATGGTCATATTCTCACAGTTAAGGTTCCGTTCCGTTATAGGAGAGTGATGTGTGAAGTCCGAGGACGACCCATGCAATCTCTTATAAAAGATGACGAAGTTGAAGTTACAGCCGATTTTAAAGGTGTTTGGAATGTAGGTGGTTACAGTGGTTATTCTTGGGTACTTTTATCCGCGTCTTGCAATTCCTGAAGTTTAACTTCTTCTTCTTTCTTTTCTGGAATATCAATCGTGGTCAAACCATTTTCCTTGAAACCCAAAAACACGCGAAGGCTTCCCTGTAGACGGTGAAGTTCTTGGTACGTACTTTCGATCGCTTCTTGGATCTTTTTAATATTCTCTTCCACGTCAAGGGATGGCATTGTAACTATATAAAGTTACTATTCTTTAATATATTAAATGTTGACGCGGACGGGATACCTCGTCACTGAGGGACCAATTCAGGAAATTAAAAAGGAACTGACAGTAAGACCACAGGTCAACAGCGACTATGGATTTCCTCCCCCACCTTTCAAGGTTTTTAGAACAGCTAAGAATGGAGTGTGCGTTCCAAGATTCTACGGAGTTGGTAAGGTGGGAAAGCCCAAGGAGGATCGTCGCCCCGAGCCAGCGAAATCCAGCGCCAAGTTCGTCGGTCAGTTACGAGACGCAACCCACCAGAACGAGGCTCTTGCTGCAGCTATTAGTGCGGGCCATGGTGTTCTCTCGCTCCCATGCGGGTATGGCAAGACCACCGTATCCCTGGCAATAGCGTGTAAGTTGGGCTACCGCACAATGATTGTAGTTCACAAACAGTTTCTCGCAGATCAATGGCGAGAACGCATTCAACAGTTCTGTCCAGGTGCCACAATAGGCATTGTTCAACAGAATAAGAAGGAGACCGATTGTGATTTTGTCATAGCCATGCTTCAATCCCTGTCCCTCAAGGAGTATTCCTTCAGTGATTTTGACTCCATTGGTACACTCATCGTGGATGAAGCCCATCACATTTGTGCGAAGGTCTTTAGTCAGTCCCTCTTCAAGATGTGTCCCAAGCACATTTTTGGTCTTTCGGCGACACCCGAACGAAAAGATGGTCTCACGAAGGTTCTTCATTGGTTTATGGGACCCACATTCTTTGCGGTGGAGCGAAAGAATCAGGAACAGGTGGAAGTATTTCCGGTAACTTATGAATCATTCAACTACAGAAATCCTCCACCATGTACGAGAAACGGTAAACTATCAATGCCCAATATGGTCACAGAAGTTGTTGAAGACAGGAAGCGGAATCAAATGCTCGTTCAACTCGTGAAGAAAGCTTCAGAGGGCACGAGGCAACTCCTCGTTCTCAGTGATCGTCGGTGGCATTGTGAGATGCTCCACCAATGTTTCCCCAAAAACTCAGGACTCTACATGGGTGGTATGAAAGAGGCCGACCTTCAGGCTTCATCACAAAAGAAGATCATCTTTGCCACCTTCTCACAAGCCCACGAAGGTCTGGATATCCCAACCCTAGATACGGTGATTTTAGCGTCCCCCAAATCCGATATTACACAAAGTATAGGTCGTATTATGCGAGAGACTAAAGGTAAAAAGAACAATCCACATATCTACGACATCCATGATCCATGGTCCATATTTACAGCTATGTACTATAAGCGTCTCAAGGTGTACCGTCAAGGTGGGTTTAAGATCCATGGGAAGGTTGCCGAAGAAGAAAAGAAGAATGAGTTCCCTCAGGGAAAGTGTCTGTTTTTATAATCTGACTAATAAATAAATGTCTGGTGCATTGATACAACTTGTCTCAAAAGGCGCGCAAGACATTTATCTTAATAGTGAAGAAGGTCATTCGTTCTTTCGTATGAAATTTACGAGACACACAAATTTTTCACAGGCTCCCAAGCTTATTAAGACCATCACAGACAACGATCCTGTTTTTACAGTTCCCGTTTATGGTGATCTTATAAATTGTCTCTGGTTTGAGGGTCTTGATAAGAACTCCAATGTTTCATCAAATCTTTTGTATAATTCAACAATTGATCTTTATGTGGGTGGTCAGAAAATTGATTCTCAGCATTATGACTATTATGCGGACATTTGGCCAAACTATCTTTCAGAAACATGGGTAAAACAAGAGGAACTTACAAATAAAACGAGTACTTCCAACAGAAACTTCCAACCACTTCACTTTTTCTTTTGTGATCACGGGGCATTTTTACCCCTCATATCTTTAGCTCATCATCAAGTTGAAGTGAGGGTTAATTTTGATCAAGCAAGTCTGGTTGGTTATAATAATTCTCAAAAGAGAATCAATGTATATGGAAACTATGTATATCTCGACAAAGAGGAGAGAGAGTCTCTCGTAAAAAGACAGATGGACTTTATAATTACTCAAACACAGCGTTTGGATTTTCCACTTTCTAATGTAGTCGATAACTCCATTCAAACTGGTGGATACAATGATTTGGATTTGAGTTCCTTTAATCACCCCGTGAAGTCTATATTTTTTGGGTATTCGGCGACAAATATTGATCCAACAAATGATCGTTTTACATTTAAGAATGCGGATATTCACATAAATGGTACACCACTTCTTGAAAATATGAGCCCAACATACTTTCACACGGTTCAAAATTATTACAAGTCAAAATATGGTAAAACTGACTTCAGAGTTGACACAGAAGATCTAATGTATACCCGATATTTTGCGTATCATTTTGGTTTGAATGTTTCAGAATACAATCCATCCGGGACATGTAATTTCAGCAGACTCGATAATGCTAAACTCATAATTCGTGGAGCTGAAAAGGGTAGCTTTAGGGGGGATCAAAAAGATATTTATGTGTACGCAGTAAACTATAATGTCCTCAGGATCAAGGATGGTTTGGCTGGAATTTTATTCGGGAACTAAAGTATAAATGGGTCGCACCGCAAGATTCGAACAGATTTATGTGGCAAGTCTTGACGCAGAACCCGTTGAACAAGAAACTCTTACGGGTGTCAAGAGTATTTTGACAAGAGAAGTAGAGGCAAATGAAGTCCTACTTGTTACAGATCCCGAAACCGGTGTGAAAGGTCGCCTCGGTATATCAAATACAACACCATCAAAATCTCTTTCCGTGGGTAACAAGTTTTTTGTGGATGAAACTGACACAATTGTGCTTGACTTGAAAGGTCGTGGTAAAGCTGAGCGTTTATTCATTGAAAATCAATTTGCCATCGGTACAACGAACCCAACAAAGGCGTTTCAGGTAAATAGTGGCGCAACGAGAAAAGTTGATATTGATTTAACAGGTCGTGATTTGATGACAGTGAGCGGTAACTTGGTTGCTACAAATGTGATCGTGTCCGATAGACTTATAACATCTGGGGCAAATCTTTCAATTAAGGAGACAAATTCAAATGTCATGACCGTTGTAGGTGGTATCAAAGCATCAAATATAAGTGTTGGGAGTAATGTTGGTATTTTTAGAGAAGGTTCCAATATCATGATGTTAAAGGGTAATGTGTATCAAGAAGGTTACTTGAATCTTGTAGGTAATATTGCGGTGATGGGTAATATTACGGTAACAGAGACTGCGACATATATTTCTACACAAGATTTGCGTGTTAGTAATGCACTTATTCATCATGGTTTTGGTAATTCGATTTTATCCAAAGAAACTGGTCTCTTAATGACACCTGGCACGGGATACTCAAATGTAGCTATGGCGTTTGTGGCTGGAGCTCGTGGTCGTGAGATGGCATTTTTCCAAACCGATGATTATGCTGGTCAACCCACAACTCAAATAACAGTTGATGATACAAAGTCAATTAATGTTCATGTATATGGTGACATTTACACATCAAACAATATAGGTGCCGCGAACACATATCCAACACACGACCTCTGTGTAGGTTCAAATGTCTTTATTGACGACACAAACTCAAATGTTGTCTACGCAGATGGTAATGTGTACGCCAAGGGTCTCATACTTGGATCAACTGGTTTGCGTGCGGGGAATCTCCTCGTATTGGATGCGACTTCTGATACACCAGTTACGATAAGTGGAAATGTCCAAATGAATGCGTTACGCACTGTGGGTACGGCTCCATCGGGTATTTCAAACCTATCACCCACTGATACACTCTCCGTGGGTGCCAAAATATTTGCAAACACAAGTGCAATAAACAGTTTACGCATCCTTGGCAACACCGCAACAACAAATCTCACAACTGAAATGGTTTTTTCAAGTTCAAACCTCGTTGTTCACGCAGATAGATTCGGTGGTGACAGTACATCAAATGTACTTGTGCTTAAATCCGGTCCAACTGCGTCAAATGTGAGTGCTATTGAAGTCTATGGCGCGAGTACAACAGCTACACAACAAAAGATTACTATGAAGACAAAGAATACTGAAAGAATCCGAATCACTTCGGATGGCAATGTTGGAATCGCAAATACAGGTCCAACGGAGAGACTTACAGTGTCGGGTAATATCTATGTGATTGGGAGTAACACCATTTCAACTGGTAACATATGGGGATCTACGGGTAATATCGCGATGCGTGCGTATACGAGTGTTCCCAATGGGGAAACACGGGTTGAAAATATAGTTGGGGCTGGAAAAGGTCTCAAGTTTTTCGCGAGTACCACACCCGCAATGGGTACACCCAAATTGACTCTCTTGGAATCAAGTAATGTGGGTATAAATGTAGCGTCACCAGTGGGTAGACTCCACACTTCCGGTGGAACTGTGTTTCTCAATGATCAACCAACATACAGAAATGGGTACAGTCACCTGAACTCTTCCCTTGTTGTAACAAACACTCAACCAATTGTGGATACCACTGACCTCGGTACAGTGTTGCACTTGGCTCGTGAAGGAAATGCGACACGCCACGGTGCGCGAGCCACTTTCAAATTGGGTAAGCATGACAACGCATCTGGGAAATCCAAAACAAAGATGGATATATATCTGGCCGATGAAGACTATACAGATGAAGTAGATGTTTTGACTCTTCAAAGTGAAGGGCGTGTGGGTATCGGTACTACACAACCATCGGCACACTTGGAGGTATATTCTACGGGTATAGCAAACCCCTTAACAAATGGTATCCTCGTAC